CTCTGCAAAATCTATCCCAGTATTGGGTGGCTGGATTGATGGCTTTAGAGGTTTAGCTGAGGATGGCAAGAGGATTGCAGAAAGCTCCAAAAAAACTGTTGAACAAACAGAGGAACAAAAGGCCGCTGCCGCAAAACTAGCAGCCCTACAAGCCAAGTTTGATAAGTTTGCCGCTGCCGCCTTAGATAAACAGAAAAAACTTACCAAGGAAAAGGCTGCTCAAGCTGCATTAGATAAAAAAAAGGCAGAGCTGGAGTCAATGTTTGACATGGATAAGATCAACCTACAAGCTGCCTTAAGCCGTAAGTTAAATGCTGAGGATGAGCTGCGTGTAAAGATATTACAAAAAATAGCAGACGGCACAAAAGATGCTGTTGATGAAGCGCAAAAATACGCAGATGTGCTAAAGGTTATTGAAGATGGAAAAATTACTAGCGAAGAAATAGAGATGCTTGCAAAAAAGTGGGGCATGACCACTAAAGAGGTTGAGCTGTATCTCTACAAACTCTTACAGGCTAATGATGAACTACGCAAAATGCTTCTCTTATTAGATGAAGTTAATAAAAAGAAAATTAGTGCAGGTATAACAAGTGTGCAACAAACTACAGCTAAAATTGATAATTTTATTTTTACAACAGCTTTAGATAGTGTTAAAAACCTAAACAATGACATCCAAGATTTTATGCAATCAAACAGGTTAGCACCTGCAACAGCTGAGTCAGGCATGAGGGTTATTCCACAAACTACTAGCAAAATAAATGATTTTCTTGCTCAATTTGATAGTGTGCCAAAAATGGCAGATGGTGGCATTGTAAATAAACCGACAATGGCAATGATTGGAGAAGCTGGAGCTGAGGCTGTCATACCATTAGATCGCATGGGTAGCATGGGTACAAAGGTGGTTGTAAATGTGCAAGGCTCTGTAATCTCTGAGGGTCAATTACAATCTGTAATCCAAGATGTTTTGTATAACTTAAACCGCACCGGTGCAGTTACCCAGTTAGCAAACCTAGGTAGATAATGCCGGCGGCAGTATTTAAGGCGGAGATAGATTTTAGCAACGGAGCTTCCTTTGATCCGAGCCTTGTGCTGGATGATCCAAGTACACCTTTAGACACAGCTGTTTTGGGTACAGCTGCCGCAGATGTTGTAGATATAACAGCCTTTGTAACACAATGCTACATCAGGCGTGCCTTCAATAGATCCTCTGACTCATTTATTGGTGGCAGTGCAAAGATAGTATTTGTAGATCAGACAGGTACTTTTAACCCTGCCAATACATCCTCACCTCTGTATGGCAAAATCAAACCTATGCGTAAAATCCGCATGACTGCATCTTTTAACAGTGTCAATTACAGCCTTGGATCTTTTTATGTGCAAGAGTGGAATTACAAAAGTCCTACTGGGTTTGATCCTGCCTATGTGACTCTTAATTGTGTAGATGGTTTTCAGTTACTCAACCTTACAACCTTAACTACTGTCAGCGGTGGCACTGCCGGACAGACTACAGCGCAAAGGGTTACAAGTTTGCTTGACTCTGGAGATTGGCCGGGCGGCATGAGGGATATATCTACAACAGCTACTACTACAGTACAAGCCGATAGCGGGGCTTCAAGATCTTTACTTGCATCTTTGCAAGAAATTGAGCAAACAGAAACCGGGGCTTTATATGTAGATCAAAGAGGCTTTGTTAAGTTTATGTCTAGGAGTGACATCATTACTGCCTCTGGATCTGCACTTACAAAATTCTCAGATGTTGATGGATCAGGTGATATAACCTATCAAAATGTTGAATTTGATATATCTGACTTTCAAATGATTAACAAAGTAACTGTCACGCCGGCTGGATTGACAGCTCAAACAGCTAGTGACACTGCAAGCATTGATGATTACTTTCAGCATAGTAGGGTCAGATCAGGACTTATGCAGACTGAGGCAGATGCTCTATCTCAAGCTCAAATGATTATTGCCTCACGCAAAGAGCAAGGTGTTGATATACAGCTTAATTCTTTGACTGTAGATGCCTATAGTCAAGATGATCCTGCTAGGACTACGGCAGCTTTAGAGCTTGACATTTTTAACCCTATTGAGGTTACACAAACCTTACCTGCCGGCAATGTGGTCAGTGATAGCGTTATAGCCGGTGTACAATATCAAATCACACCTAATTCTTTTCTTGTAACATTTTCATGTGCGCAACCCTTTGCGGTGGGTTTTTTGCTAGACTCAGCCGTTGATGGTTTATTAGATGAAGACATTTTGAGCTACTAGGAGATACATGGCAACCTTTGTAACCGGACAAGTTTTAACAGCTGCGCAGATGAATAGCATTGCCAACCTGACTGTAAGGGCTGTGACTACCACATCTGATACTTTTGTAACTGCGGATGCAGACAATAAACTTATCACTTACTCAAACACAGGTACTACAACAATTACTATACCGCCTAACAGCTCTGTAGCTATTACAACGGGATCAGTAATAAATTTAATTAAAATTGGATCTGCCGGTACTGTAAGCATTACTCAAGGTGCAGGTGTCACTATTGCATCAACCGGTACAACCTCAACAAATCCAACAATTACAAAAACATTTGGTGCGGTATCTTGCATTAAAGTAAGTACAGATAGTTGGTATGTGATTGGCAGAGTAGCCGAGTAATAATGAATATTTTAGGGATACGAACTCAACCATCTATAATACCCCCTTTTTCAGTTCATTATTTAGTTATTGCAGGTGGCGGTGGTGGTGGGTCTGCCAATGGTGCAGGTGGCGGCGCAGGTGGTTTGCGTTCAACTGTAACGGCAACTGGCGGCGGTGGCACTTTAGAAACTGCATTAAGTTTATCGCCTTCAACAAATTACACAGTAACTATCGGCGCAGGTGGCGCAGCTGAAACTAATGGCAATAATTCTGTATTTTCTACTATAACCTCAACAGGCGGCGGTAGAGGAAAAAATAGTGATGCTGGAGATGGTGGATCAGGTGGTGGTGGTGCGGAAGATACCCCTGGAACTGGAACTGCTAATCAAGGATTTAATGGTGGTGCTATGGCTGTTTCACAACCACCTTACAACTGGGGCGGTGGCGGTGGCGCAGGTGCGGTTGGTGTTACTGCCGGTTATTTAATTGGTGGAGATGGTGGCGCGGGTGTTGCAACTTCTATTTCAGGTTCGTCTGTAACTTATGCCGGTGGTGGTGGTGGTGGGTTTGATTACAGAGGTGGCGCAGGAAAAATTGCGGGCGTGGGTGGTACAGGTGGTGGTGGTAATGGTGGTGGAGATAGCCCAACCGCAGGTGCAACTAATAAAGGCGCAGGTGGTGGTGGTTCGGGTTATGTAGGTTTTAATCCAACCGGCGGTGCAGGTGGTTCAGGTGTTGTAATTTTAAGATACGCAGACAGTCTAACAATAACAATTGGCGCAGGTTTAACTGGTACTGAAAGTGCCGCAAGTGGTGGATATAAAAGAGCCACAATTACAGCTGGCACTGGAAATGTGAGTTGGGCATAATGGCACATTACGCATTTTTAGATGAAAACAATACTGTTACCGAAGTTATTACTGGTATTGATGAAACAGAAACTATTGAAGGTTTAGATACTGAAACTTGGTATGGAAACTACAGAGGTCAGGTATGCAAGCGGACATCTTACAATTCTAAAATACGCGGCACATTTGCAGGTAAAGGATTTACATATAATGCAAATGAAGATATTTTCATACTACCTAAACCTTACCCTTCATGGATCAGATTAGGGTCATTTTGGAATTCACCTAAACCTATGCCTACAGATAATAAAATGTATTTTTGGGATGAAGAAAATCTAGTGTGGCAAGAGTCATTGAATTAACAAGCCCTAATGGCTGGCCGGCTAGTGAAGACCGCAAAGCTATAGGCATACAATCTTTTGCTATACCTAATACATCCTTGAAAATTGCATGTGCAAAAGATGTAGCACCAATACTTGTTGCTTTTTGCCAAGAGTTTCATGAGCTTGTAGAGCCTATTGATAAAGGTCAATTTGATGACTGGGGTTATGCCTTTAGGATGACTAGAGGATCAGATAAAGTCCTTAGCAATCACTCATCCGGTACAGCTGTAGATTTGAACGCTACAAAACACCCTTTAGGTAAGTCAAATACATTTACAAAAGAGCAAAAAAATACTATACAATTGCTTTTAGTTAAGTATGGCTTGGCTTGCGGCGG